GGGTGTAAGTAGTATCGACACCTACAATTACAATTTCTTCTTGCGTGATAACGAACACAAGTTTGAAAAGAAGATGGGTAATGTCAGAAACTCCGAAACAATGACACACTTGTTGCTTGATTGGTTTAGAAAAACAACTGGTGCAAAAGTTTTTGGTTTCTTCTTAGTACCTGATAGTCGTCCTGCTTGGGTTCGTAGTATCATTAATGGTCGTTATGTCCTTGAAGATGGCAAAACATATGCACAGAGATGGGAAGAATGTCGTAAAGACCCAAGTCGTTGGCAAGAACAGTATGCTATTGACCAAAAGGTTAAAGATATTGCAAAACAATTCAAAGCTGATAAGTACCTTGTATCCAACACACCTGGTTTCAATTCATTCTTCTTGGTATCAGGTGGTGATGACCTGAAAACTGAAAGTGATGAAATTGAAATTGAAGGTAAAGTGACCTCAAGCAAACTTAAAAATGCTTTTATGAAAATGAATAAAAAGAAAGCAGTGAACCGTGTTTTGGTTTCCAAATTCATTCAAGGTATTGCTGCCTAAGTGTTGTTTTTGTGCAACATGGCTGGTTGACAGTTCAATTCAGCCATGTTATAATTGATGTATAAATTGTGAAGGAGTTTTTTATATTATGACTAAGCGTGCCGAAATTCGTGAAAAGTTTATCAATGCAGTTATTGCTCTCGGTAAACCTACTGTAACAACCGATGAGATTAAAGAAATTTGCAGTAAATCAAATATTGCTCATCCTTATTGGTTTACTAATGATGATGCAAACCGTGTGAAGCGTGGTGTGTATAAAGTACCTGGTTCTGCCTCTATTGCACAACCCGTTCAAACCATTGCATTACAAGCACAGGTAGTTCCTATGACCAAACCAGTTGAAAAATCAAATCATAAAATTCAAAATGTTCAAACTGATTTGGACAATACTAACCTAGTTCCTAATGTTTACAAAAATTATGTACCATTTGGTAACTTTGATGATGTTCTTTCAATCGTTCAATCGATGCGTTTCTTTCCTGTTTTCGTTTCTGGTCATTCTGGTAATGGTAAAACAATGTCAATTGAACAGGCATGTGCCAAGGCAAAACGAAAATTCGTTTGCGTATCAATGACACCTGAAACCGATGAGAGCGACCTACTTGGTAACTATGTTCTTATCGATGGTAATATGGAATGGCGTGATGGTCCTGTGACCACTGCTGCACGACAAGGTGCCGTTTTGTGTATCGATGAGATTGATTATGGTGCTCAAAACCTTTCCTCTTTGCAACGGGTTCTTGAAGGTAAACCTTTCATGCTCAAAAAGAAAGGTGAAGTAATTACACCTGCACCTGGTTTTACTGTGTTTGCTACTGCGAATACAAAAGGTAAAGGTTCTGATGATGGTCGTTACATGTTTACGAATGTGCTTAACGAAGCATTCCTCGAAAGATTCCGCACCACAATGGAACAAGAATTCCCTCCTGTTAAGACTGAGCGGAAGATTATCGAAAAAGAATTGACCTCTGTTGGTCGTGCTGATGATGATTTCGCCGAGAAACTTGTTACATGGGCTGATGTAATTCGTAAAACATTCAATGATGGCGGTTGTGATGAAGTGATTTCTACTCGCCGCCTTGTGCATATTGTTGAAACATACGGCATCTTTGGTGATAAAATGAAGGCAATTACTTTGTGTTTGAATCGTTTTGATGATGACACCAAGGCATCATTTATTGATTTGTATACCAAAGTTGATGCAGGTGCTTCTGCCGAACAATTACTCGCACCTGTAATTGAACCTGAAGTACCTGAAACTGAAAACAAAGACGAAATTCCTTTCTAATAGTAGTTCGGCACTTCTCCCACAGGTAAGACTGTGGGAGTTTTTTATTCTTTACCTGTATAAGTGTTGACAACCTCGTTTCAATCTGATACAATGATTCTAATTTGAGAGAACGGTCTCCTCTCAAATATTTTTTAATCGTGAGACCATTTTATGGAGTATTTTGTAATGTCTACCAAATCTAAAATCCTTGCTTATCTTTCTAAAGATAGTGAATACAACACCTTGACCGCTCAGAAGATGCAGTCTGTTTTTGGTGTTGCTAATCCTTCTGCAACCATTAATGAGTTGCGTAATGAAGGTCACGCTATTTACTTGAATAGCCGCATCAACGCAAACGGCGAGAAAGTTTCTTTCTATCGCCTTGGCACTCCTACTAAGCGCATGGTCGCTGCAGGTATTGCCGCAATTCGTTCACAAGGTGAGCGTGCTTTTGCCTAATTTTAAGGCTTAAAGCAATGAGGAAGTGATACATATAGGTACCACTTCCTCTTTTTCGTTTATGGAGTTGTCATGGAAATCAAAGTTGAATTAGAAAAATTAAGAAAAAATAAGCTGTTTATTGCTACACCGATGTATGGTGGCATGGCACATGGTTTGTATATCAAATCAAGCCTCGACTTACAGACAACAATGAACAAGTATGGAATCGAAACCAAGTTTTCATTCCTGTTCAATGAATCACTTATTACACGAGCAAGAAACTACCTAGTCGATGAGTTTCTTCGTTCAGACCACACACACTTACTTTTTATCGATTCGGACATTCACTACAATCCACAAGATGTTCTTGCTTTAATGGCATTGGACAAAGATGTGATTGGTGGTCCTTATCCTAAAAAATCAATCAATTGGGGTAATGTTGCACAAGCTGCCCGTTCTCAACCAAATATGGAGCCAAGAGAACTTGAACAATTAGTTGGCGAATATGTTTTCAATGTCGTAAAAGGCACAAAACAATTTACTGTTACAGACCCACTTGAAGTCATGGAAATCGGCACAGGTTTTATGATGGTTAAACGGGAAGTATTTGAAAAAATGGAAAAACAATATCCAATGATTCGATACAAACCAGACCATGTTGGACAGGCCAATTTCGATGGTACAAGATACATTCATGCATACTTTGATACAGTAATCGACACTAAAGAATCTATCGTTGGAGGTGGTTCTGACAGATATCTGAGTGAAGATTATATGTTCTGTCAAATGTGGCGCAAAATGGGTGGTCAAATCTATTTGTGTCCATGGATGAAAACACAACATATCGGTACTTACGCATTTACTGGTAATATGCCGGCAGTTGCACAATATACAGGCAAGCTATGAACGAAAACGACCTAGTTAAAGCAAGTCAAACTGCTACAACCGGAGGTCGTAAGTTCGATGGTGGTAAATTGCGATATGGTTTACTACCACCACTTGCATTGAAGGCTACTGTTGATGTATTGACCTTTGGTGCGGAAAAGTATGAACCTGATAACTGGAAAAATGTTCCTGATTCCAAACGCCGTTATTTTGATGCCATGCAAAGGCATCTATGGGCATGGAAAGAAGGAGAACAAGATGACCCAGAATCAGGTAGACACCACTTAGCACATGCTCTTTGTTGCCTCATGTTTCTGTATGAACATGATATACTGTATTCCGTTGATAAATCTTAATTATGAGGTATTAAATGAAACTATCAAATGAAACATTGTCCGTATTGAAGAACTTTGGAACAATCAACCAAGGTATCTTCTTTAAACAAGGCAAGACACTTAAAACTGTCTCGTCACATAAAAACATTCTTGCTGAAGTCACAATCAAGGAAGAAATTCCCGCTGACTTTGGTGTTTATGACCTAAACAATTTCTTGTCGGTTGTATCTCTACACAAAGACGACCCATCTTTTGAGTTCGATGAGAAACATGTTGTAATCGTTGGTAACAAAGGTCGCAGTAAGATTAAATATCGATTCTGTGAACCAACAATGATTGTTACTCCTCCTGAGAAACAATTCGTAATGCCTGATGCAGAAATTACTTTCACGCTTTCATCGGAAGATTTTGATTGGGTTCTTCGTGCCGCTTCTGTTCTTTCTTCACCACATATTGCAATTGAATCTGATGGTAAAAAAGTTAGTATCGTTACACTAGACTTGCAAAATGATTCTGCTCACACCGATGCACTTGAAATTGCAGATGGTAATGGTAACAAGTTTAAGATGATTTTTAAAACTGAGAACCTAACTAAAGTGATGCCAGGTTCATATGAGGTTCGTATTTCTTCAAAAGGTGTATCACACTTTAAGAACAAAAATGTTCCACTCCAGTATTATATTTCTACTGAAGCAGGTTCTAAATTTGAGGCATCCTAATGTTGATATGGTTCACTAACAGTTATGGAAAACAAGTCGCAATCGATAATCGCCATGTGACAAGTGTTTACGAAACAGATTCCAATACAGTTGTTGAAACACTTAAAGGTTCGATTCAATTGAAAGAACCAATTCTTGATGTTGTTGCTCGATTGAACACATCAAATTAAATTATGATTTTTGTGAAAGGTTTATATTATGGAACATCTGTTATGGACAGAGAAGTATCGTCCAAAAACAATCGAGGAGTGTATTCTTCCTGAAAGACTTAAAAAGCCTTTCCAAGAATATGTAAACCAACAAAGCATACCCAATCTCTTGCTGAGTGGCGGTGCAGGTGTAGGTAAAACTACTGTTGCAAAAGCCATGTGCAATGAGATTGGTTGTGACTTTATGGTCATCAATGGTTCTGATGAATCTGGTATCGATACATTTCGTACCAAGATTAAGAACTATGCTTCATCAATGTCGTTGTCTGGTGGTCGCAAGGTCATCATTATTGACGAAGCAGATTATCTAAATCCAAACTCAACACAACCGGCACTTCGTAATGCGATTGAAGAATTCGCACCGAACTGTTCGTTCATCTTTACTTGTAACTATAAGAATCGAATCATTGAACCACTCCATTCACGGTGTGCAGTAATTGATTTTGGTTTGAAGAATGGTGAGAAGGCCAAGATGGCATCTGCATTTTTTAAACGAATTCAGATGATTTTGCAAAGTGAAAAAGTTGACTCGGATGACAAGGTTCTTGCTGAACTTGTAAAGAAACATTTTCCAGACTTTCGCCGTGTTCTAAATGAACTTCAACGATACTCACAGTTTGGTAAGATTGATACTGGCATCCTTGCACAAAT